TGCTGAACGGGTACTTGTTCTGTTGGTTGTGCCTGTGGCGGTTGTCCTGTTGGTTGCTCTGCAAACAACTGTAAGTTAAGTTTCTGCATAAATTTTCGTAACATTAAATTCCTCCATTCTCTTGTCTTTTTTCTAAATCAATCGGTTTGCCTTGTGGTTTTGGTTGCATTTGCATTTGTTGTTGCATCATTGCTTGTTGAATATATTTCATATGTTCTGCTATGTGCATTTTGAATATCTCTTGAATTTCAGGCGGTAATACCTCAAATTCTGAACTTAGCATAAATTCTCTATGCGTTTCTACCGCAACATCATGCAACTCGAAAAACTCTACTGGCTGTGGTTGTCCCATTGACATTTTTATATTTTGTTCATTACTCTTTGTTTTTTCAATCCGCTTGGAATCCATTCCAACATTCGTGTCTCCAAATTCAAGCATTTCAAGTATTTTACTGTCGTCAATCGCTCCTCTTTCATCTCTGAACATACCGTACTGCAATAAATTAATTATTAGGTTTCTTCTCTGTGATAAACTTTCGCTTATCCTTGCAACACCTTCGATAATAATATCGTCTGCTGTTATAGTGTTTTTGTTCCAATAGATTGTTTTAACTGAATTTACTCGTCCTGATATTCTAAGTATTCTTTCGTTTTCTGCAAATTGTTTATACAGATATAATGTTTGTCTTGCTACTTCTAACATACTGTCTTGAATACCAACTGCTGTTAAATGTAGTCTAGTTTCGTCTTGTTCGTTTAAAATATTTAATGCCCGTCCGCTTTCAACTCCCGTTGGTACTGTGCTATCTCTTGATAGTTCACTCACTCCACTTATTTTAGTGAAGTTTACTAAATCGGTTTGCTCTTGGTTGAAAAACTCCGCAGGCATGCCTTGAGATTGCATATATGTAGGAATTTGCGTTCCGTCTGATTTATTATAAATAAGCATATCTCCCGGTGCTATTCCTTCGCTGTCAAGGTTATTTAATTCTGCGGTAGCTGCGTCTACGATAACAACTCCTATTGCAGCAGATTTCATATATTCGCTTATACGGTTTTTAATGGCATTGTAACGTCTTTGAACAGGTATTAAACTGTCGATAATAGTTTTCCCCCAAAAATACCCCGGTCTAATGATTGAACGCTGTAAAACAAATGGTAACGCTCTATTGTTGTATTTTGAATTAATATACGGTAAATCTCCTTCATATAAAAGCTTATCGTGATAATCGCAACATATAATTAGCTTCCCGTTAGGAAATTCCTTTGAAGGTATCTCGTAATATTCATACAACATTATTACTTCATCTTTTTGTTTTGAATCAACTCCCATTTTAGAGTTATTAAGATTAAATAAAGCATTTCTGCCAAATATGTTAAGTTTAGTTCCTTGTAAATCCACTCCAAAGGTATCGTATATATAATCAACATCAACTGCCCTTGCATGGATAATTGATTTACAGTATTCAATATCGGAATTATACGAACTATCGGGAAATATCTCAAAAGGTGAACATACTACATTAACAGGTTCTCCTTCTCTCTGATAGACGGGTCTGCCTTCATTGTCCATAGTAAGTCCTAACTTCATTCCCTCATTTGGATTCCAAATATTTTTCCATATTGCCGTTCCCGTAGTTTCAGCCCATGCGTTAGCGGTAGATTGTGCTTTGTTTAATTTGTTGCTATTTGCCCATGAATCAAGTATTTTTGTTGTTATATAGGCATTATTAACATCATCTGCGTCTTGACTTGAAGGTCTTGCTTTGTATATTTGATTTAGTCTTGATAGTTTTGCTAACCTTGTAAGCCATATAGGCAAGATATGATTGTATGCTTCTCTTTCCTGTGCTTTTAACAGTTTAGGATATTCAACTAAATCATTTGTAATATTACAAATATACTGGTATTGCTCTCCTTCGATAAAAGCCATATTTAATTGCCACCTTAATTCAAAGTACAAACGCTCCATACGTCTACGCTCATATTCATTTTTTACATAAGCAATTTTATCAGTTTCGGTAATCAACCTTCTTTTATGCCTTCGTGGTTTTTGCTCGTTGTAATGCTTGTAAGCGAACCCTTGCATAAATTGTAAAGGAGTGCTTATTTTTCCGTATATGTCGTTATACAAATTTCATCACCACCTTTCGTGGTTTATTTTTAATTAAGAACTCCGTTATACTTATCATCACCCAATATTTCAGCATCCGTAAGTATTTTGGGTTCTTTTGACTTTGTTAAAGTTACATATTCAGGTGTGTTTTTTGCCATTATTCTGTTGAGATAGTCTGTTCTCTCTACGCTAAACTGCTTGTCTTTTTTATTAAGACAAATTACTAAAAAAATAACGGTTCCTGCAAATATCGCAAATATAACCGCTACGAATATCATTAAATTATTTATATCCATTTTACCTCCTATTTAAACCTTAATATGTTGTGTATTCGTCTTGTATTCTGTCCTTGGAATACATATTTTCCAAGTGCATCCATAAAAGTTGAACCGCCACCGTCAAGCATTAAAATTATGTCATAAGCCTCCCCGGTTGAATTGTCTGTCATAATTGCTATTGCTTCTGCCATCGTGACATTTTTTAATACTATTAGATACTGCTTATTTAATCGTTTATTATAGCCTATAAAGGTTTTATTGCTACGCCTTAATACATCAGAAAAATCTTTCCAAACACCTTTTAGATTATATCCTGCCTTGAAGCCCTCTGTCACGGGAGAGTAATAGAATGTAGGGTCTAATGTATTTCTTATTCCTAATCCACCTATCACCGTCCTAATATTTGAAAGGTTGAGTTCAGAAAGATTTTTAATACGCTTCATATTGACAGTATCATCTTTATTTGCTATATATACACTTTGAGGAGCGTCAAAATCATAGTAATGGTTAGCAATGCTTTGATATGTAACTCCATCTTGATACAATATGCTTGTAGGATAGGTAGTTCCGTCAGGATGATGCCAATAAAAAGTACCATTGACACAATTCGTAAACTCTGTAATATCCCAGATTCTTTTATCGACAACATCGACTACTAAATCTTTAACTTCCCCTCTCAGTTCATGGATTCTGTCATTGTATTTTTTATACCTAATTTCACTTTTCACTTCCTCAACCCCTAACTCCGCTTTTATATCCTCAATAAAACTATCCCAATGTGGAAGAATCAATCTTGGACAGTTTTTACCACTCCAATTTTTATGAGAAACAACTTTGTCAATGCTAATTCCAGTAGCTTTAATCAATTCTGCTACAAATTTTATTGCCGTTCTATCAGCACCGTAAACCTCTGCTATTTCAATGCCTATTGAATTTCTGTTACCTGTTCCGTTTTCACCATCGCCGCAATGCCAACCACTTTCTGTTATAGGTAAGTGTTGATAAACTTCATTATTGCCTACTGTAAAATGCCATGATTTATATTCGTTTTGATTTACTGCATAATCAGCATTTTGTTTGCCTGTTGCCCCTGCATTGCCTGTATTATGAACAGTTATATATTTAGCTTGCATAGAATATTTTGGTCTTGCTTTACTGTGCTTTACAGGAATTAATGATTGTATAATTTTTAAATCGTTTGAAGAAACAATTCCATTATTTATTAACATTCAATCACCACATCCTAATTGGTTTCTTTGGAATCTTTCTTCCCAAAGTAATAACCAAAAACAGTTGATATTAAAGTGTTAAACAATTGAAATACATTATCTTTTATATCAAGCTGTGCTAATACAATTGATATAAACGTAAATGTCAATGCCAATGTAACTATGCTTTTAACATCAATTAACTTTGTCAATCTTTCTGTTACTTTCATTTTTCAACACTCCTTTTCTTTTGGTTTTTCCGTTGGTAAATCTAAAATTTCCTCATAAACTTTATCAATTACACCATTTTGACCCAATCCATGATATTGTATATACATATTTTTAATATTGTCTTTTGCGTAAATAGGGCAATATTCTTTTTCTATCCAATAATTATATTCTTTTACAATTTCATTTCTTAATAGAGCTTGAACCCCACATTCAAGCAATTCTAACCGTTTAAATTTCTTCTTAACCCACAATGTCAATGCTCCAAAACCGCTTATTATTCCGCCAAATAGAGTTTTAACCCAGTATTCTTTTACCCATTCATTCATAGCTCACCTCGAAAACAAAAAGATATTATCTCTAATATCCTACTTTATATATTTATCTTTTTTATTCAGACAAACGACTAAAAAAATACCAGTTACCGCAAATATTGCGAATATAACTGCTACGAAAACCATGAAATTTATATCCATTTTTATCTCCTATACTCTTCTAATATTGAGTCATATATCAAATATGAGTAATCCTTTAAATTAAACGATATGGTTTGTGGTTCGGATAAACTCATAGCAATATCTTTGTATTCCAACAAGTCAAACACAATATCTTCAGGGTAATTTAAATCAAATATTATATTTACCTCAGAAAATACCTCATACCCATTAATAGTAATGTATGCTGTGCCTATTAAGTTGGTAGAATTTTCTGTGATTAGGAAAGCATTGACATTGGCATCTGGAGAAATATTCAAGTCAATTAATGCCATAGCCTCAATAAAACTATCGACATTGAATGTTGTTTCATTGTTAAGATTTACTGTACTTTCCTTATAAAACTCAGCTACAATATTAGCAACTTCATTGTTAATTAAGTTTACTATTCCTAACTTTTCAACCGTACCATCTGCGTCTATTGTTTGGAGTACACTTAAATCTACTGAACCTGTTATTGCAGTAGATATATTTACATTAATTCTATTATCTGAAACAAGAGTTACTTCTGCATTTCTTATTAATGTAGCTTCGACTGTGTTTGTAAATATTATTTCTGCATCTACATTATCTTGTAATTCAATATGTCCCGTTGCTGCTATTTCATTAGCTGAACTTAAATTAACTTGTCCATATATTATATTGCCTATATTGCCTGAAACATTCAATGTTGCGGTAGAAGTTAAATTAACTGTCGCATTTTTAATAACTTCTGTTGTTGCAGTGATTGTTTGTGTCAATGATAAGTCTACACTACCACTAACAATAGTTTCTGTAGACACCGTCATTTCATTATTAGAAGTTAAATCTAAACTACCTAATATTTCCTTTGTTCCGCTTACAATTAAAGTTCCTTCATTTGCAAGGTTAGCTATTCCTATTACTTCAACATTTCCGCTTACAGTCAAGGTTTGTGTTTCCTGTAAATTTGTACTACCTAATTTTTCAATAGTTCCACTTGTGGTAATAGTCTGCGTTTCAACTAAATTAACACTACCACTAACAATAGTTTCTGTAGACACCGTCATTTCATTATTAGAAGTTAAATCTAAACTACCTAATATTTCCTTTGTTCCGCTTACAATTAAAGTTCCTTCATTTGCAAGGTTAGCTATTCCTATTACTTCAACATTTCCGCTTACAGTCAAGGTTTGTGTTTCCTGTAAATTTGTACTACCTAATTTTTCAATAGTTCCACTTGTGGTAATAGTCTGCGTTTCAACTAAATTAACACTACCATTAACGATATTCTCGCCTGTTACAGTTACGCCTGTATATACTGATTCGTAAAGTTGTCCATTATCAAGTTTAATTCCGTTTGAAGTGTTTGGTAAATAAGGATATAACATTCCATCATTTACTTTCATATCCTCACCCCTAACTTAAATCGCTGAAATAAGTTACTGCGCTTGCATCTGTATCTCTTGCATATAAAAATAAAGTTATCTCACTACTTGCAGATGGTGTTGCACTTACTGACAATTCTTCAAATGTTGTGCCATCACCAGTTGCCGTTGCTGTCTGTTTGGTTATATGTGCGCCTGTTGCAATTAGCTGAGGTTTGTTTATCCCAGCGTAACCCGACCATTTAACCCATACTTTTTTTGTAAAAGCACTTCCGCTGTCTGCGTAAAATTTAAATATTTTTTCTCCCGCCCTTGAAATTTTTATTGCGGGAGTTTGTGTTTTATAATTTGTATATTCCAACGAAACGTTGCTATCTTCTATTGCTCCAATGTCAATAGAGCCATCGCCCAATCTTCTCGCATTGCCAAGAATGTCATAATCTCCAACGCTTACCGAATCTAACCCATCATCAAACACGCCTTGCAAAAATGGCTGTAAAAGATATTTAAAGTTGGAAAAATCACATAATAAATGTTTTGAAGCTGTCGCATTATCCGTAGTATACCCACCTGTACGATATGGAGTAATACAACCTACATAATAACAGGTTGAAATATCGAGTGGATTTGTTGAACTTGTACCATAAAAACCACGATAACAATATACTGCTTTGCAGTTTGTTAAAGTTACTGTAGTGCTATCCCCTTGAAATCCAATACCACAACTAAAAGCTAAACAATTTGTAGCACTTTTTGAGGGAGTAACTCCACCTAAATTAAAACAAGTTGTACTTCCAAATCCTGTGCAATTTGTTGTATTTGAATCATAAAAAGCCGTAGCACCGCCACCTATACAGTTAGTACAAGTGCACTGATAAAATGAATAATAGGCACCAATTGCTATACAATTAGTACAATTACAATTGTCAAAACCCACATTCCCATTGGTAATCGTACAATCAATACAAGTAACTCTTGATGCCCTATCGCCTGTAATAACCAAATTAATACAAATTTGGTCTGTAGCAGTTGTCTCTCCACGAATAGTATTGTAATTGTATATACCGTCTATATAACATTTGCTTTCATAAGAGCCGAAAGTATTATATGCAATAGTGCCAAAATTAATGACTCTGGCACTTGTTACTGGAACTTCATCTGTTCCTGCTTTTGTTATTCTGACAATTCCCTTGTTATCGCTTGTAAGATATTTACTATTTCCGTCTGGAATCCATTTAATAGGATTAACTTTTGTTCCCGATGTTACTAATGAAACAGTTTCCCTGTATGTTCCACTACCTATATATACCGTATCTCCTGCCGCAACCATCGAAACAGCCTTTGTAATAGTAGCATAAGGCGTATCGTTACTTGTACCGTTATTCGTTGAATCATTACCACGCTGAGCGGAAACGTAATATGTTGTCATATTTTATCACGCCCTTTTACTTAATGTGCTTTCGTTTTCTGTACCATAATTTTGTATTTGTAATTTTTCGCCTTGTCTGCCATACCCTACTAATTGCCCGCCTCGTCTAACTTCGGAATATTCTGGTATTTCAACCACTTGTCTATTCTGTAACTTTGAACGATAAACAATATATATGATTGGCTCGCCAAATTCACTAAGTTTTTTACAAATAACTTGTTCTGCGTCACTTGCTTTTATTATTTCATTCTTTGCAATTTCTTCTGCTGTAAGCAATATTTCTTCTTCTTTCATGCTCATAAATTTACCTCCTTTAAAAAGGGGATATTTCTATCCCTCCTAACTTAATGATACATCAAAACTTCCACTTGCTATTTTGAATGTATCTCCAGCGCTGACTGTTTTGGAAGCTGTCAATGCACCGCCGCCAAGA